TTATCTACTGATGGTGACACACATTTAGGTGGTGATGATTTTGACCAAGTAATTATTGATTACTTAGTTCAAACATTTAAAGACGAGAATTCAGGTCTTGATGTTAGTAAAGACCCAATGGCTCTTCAGAGATTAAAGGAAAGTGCTGAGAAGGCTAAAATTGAATTGTCTTCTTCATCGTCAACAGAAATTAATTTACCTTATATCATGCCTGTTGATGGTATTCCTAAACATTTAGTTACTACGTTAACTAAAGCTAAATTTGAACAATTGGCGGATTCATTAATTCAGAGAACAATTAATCCGTGTAAATCAGCATTAAAAAACGCCGGTTTAGAACCTAAAGATATTGATGAAGTTATATTAGTTGGTGGTTCAACTAGAATACCAGCAATTCAAGAAGCCGTTAAAAAATTCTTCGGTAAAGAACCATCTAAAGGCGTTAATCCTGATGAAGTAGTTGCTTTAGGAGCGGCAATTCAAGGTGGGGTATTAGCTGGCGATATTACAGATGTTCTTCTTTTAGATGTAACTCCGTTATCATTAGGTATTGAAACTGTTGGAGGTGTATTCACTAAATTAATTGAATCTAACACTACTATACCAACTAAGAAATCACAAATATTCTCTACGGCGTCTGATAATCAATCAACGGTAGAAATTCACGTATTACAAGGTGAAAGACCGATGGCTAAAGATAATAGGTCAATAGGTAGATTTCATTTAGATGGTATTCCACCATCAATGAGGGGAACACCGCAGATAGAATGTACTATAAATATAGACGCGAATGGTATTATAAATGTATCAGCACTTGATAAAGTAACAGGAAAAGAAAATCAAATTAGAATTGAAGGTAATAGTCAATTATCTAAGGAAGAGATTGAACGAATGAAGAATGAGGCTGAAGAAAATGCTGAGTCTGATAGAAAAGCGAAGGAAGATGTTGATACTTTAAATTCTGCCGATGGAGCGATTTTTCAAACTGAAAAGTCTTTAAAAGATTTAAATGATAAATTATCTGAAGAACAAAAAACTGAAATAAATACAATTCTTTCAAAATTAAAAACTTCTCATTCAAACAAAAATGTATCTGAAGTTAAAACTAATTTAGAAGAGTTAAATACAAAGTTTCAATCAATAACTCAAACATTGTATAATAACACAGGACAAAGTGAGAATACATCAGACCCTAACGTATCTGATGTTGATTACGAAGAGGTTAAATAATTAAAAAAAAAATAACCCCATCTGTAAAAGGTGGGGTTTTTTTATGTCTTTTATAAAAAGTAAAAAGGGGATAGTAGCGAACCTCCCCTTTTTTTCGTTACCATAACTAGTAACGGTCCTAAGCACCTCTATTGAGGTTCTATTTCTCTTTAATTAAAACTAAACATCTTTTAAGATATTCTTTAGCTCTTGGAGTTGGGTCAGTATGTTTTAATACTTTCTCAATATCCTTAACTAATTCTTCTCCGTGTTCGTTTTCTTTATATAATTCAATAACTTTATCCATAGCTTTAATACATTCACGATTTGTTTCATCTAAATAATTTTTGTTTCTAAATTTATTTAGATGATTCATTAAATCATACGATAAATGTTCTCCACCATCAGTAATATGAGGATGTAACCTTAATGTTTTAAGGATATCCAATGTATCTGCCATTCCATTTATACCACCACTTCTTTTGTAAAGGTTACTGGTGTAGTTACTAAAATCTTTAGGTGGTCCAACAATATCGTCTAAAGGTATTATATTACCTGAAACACATCTTTGTTTTTCACCATTAGAATTAACTTGTTCTTCATTTAAAATATATTCTCTAATCGCTTTACGAAGTATTTTTTCGTTTATAACAATTTTTTTCATAGTCATCAACTTTATTAATATAAATATAATGATATATGGTTAATTTTGTTCTTCTTCAGAAATTTCTTCTTCATTATTCATTGGTAGGAAGAATTGTAACCAAATATCAAATATTAGGTAGTATATCCACCACGTTAATTTATCTAATGAACAATGTTCAGGGTCTGTTTTAGTAAGATATAGTAAGTATATGACATTAGCCATAATATATACTCTAATTAATGTTAAAATTACTCTAACGATTGTTATCATAGTTTATAGTTTTATTTGGAAACGATTACGCATTGATTCTAACTTTTCTGTTGGGACATTATGAAGATTAACATTCCCGTGTCTATTCTCAACTATAATTGAAAATACTTTATATCCGTATTGGGTTGCCATTTCAAAATAAGGTTCCATCTCCCATTCTTGGGTAAAAGTATTTGATACAACTATTTTTTCTTCACCTCTCATCATATTGACTTCAACCGATTCTTGACAATATCGGTGAGCATCTTTTATTTTACTGGGGATGAATTCATAAACATCATCAATCATAAAATAATTGTCAGCCTCAAAATGAAGACCTCCTATTGTCTTGGAAAAAGTTGATTTTCCTGACCCCGGAATTCCTCTCAACAGAATTAGTGTTTTTTCTTCCATTTTACAAATATATTAATATTTATTAATAAATCATTACAAATATGAAACTAGTTAAGAATGTTGATATTTCAAAAGAACTTCAATATCATATAGAAAATAACATACCATTATCTGAAAATGTATTTAGAAGTTATTCTGATAAATTTTTTTCATTGATTAACGAAGTTAGAGAATTATATAATAAAAACAAAATTAGATTAACTGAAAATGATATTTGGGTTGTAGAATCTGACTTAGGTAAGAAAGTTATATTGGAGAATGGTCAAGAAGTGTGGTTAGATATTCCCGTTGAAGAGACTGAACCTATTAATGAGGCCGATTATAAAGGAAAAGATGTTAAACTTAACTACCCTATGAGAGGTGGAACTAAAAAATATTACGTTTATGTTAAGAATCCTAAAACAGGTAATGTTAAAAAAATAGCTTTTGGTGATGTGCATGGTGGATTAACCGCTAAGATATCTAATCCAACCGCAAGAAAATCATTTGCTGCTAGACATAATTGTAAAGATAAAAAAGATAAAACTAAAGCTGGGTATTGGGCTTGCAGACTAACGAAATTTGGTCATTTATTTGGTAATAAGACTTATTCAGGTTATTGGTAATATGAAATCAAAACAACTACTACCATTTAAAGAAACTAAACAAGGTGATAAAAAAATCCGTGTGTTTAGTGAAAATACTGAGTCAGGTGACTATAAATGGCATCGTGATAGAGAAGACCGATTAATTGAAGTTATTGAAGGTAAGGATTGGTATCTTCAAATAGATAATGAATTACCTAAAAAACTAACTTCAGGAACTATGTTTATAATCCCTGAAGGTGTTTATCACAGAGTAATAAAAGGTTCTGATAGTTTAAAAATCTCTATAACATTGTTATAATAAGAATTTCTTGGATTTTTAATCCCACCTTATACGTCATTAATTTTAATTTAGTTAGATTACTCATTTGTTATATCTTTTTAAAGCGTTTTCGGTTATAAGAATAATTTCGGATTCTTTAAATTCTTCTAAAGTTTTTGAATTAGTATAAGACATTGCGGATTTTAAATAGTCTTCAAAATTCTCAACCCAAGACGACAATTTATATTCAACCTTATTTGTTTTGGTGATTCCTTCAGATGTCTTTAACTTTTCTTTCCCCCACTTTCTTTGAACTTCTTTGGTGCTCATACCTCTGAATGATTTGTATAGATATTTTCGTAAAGAAGGTATGTTATCCCAAATATAAAGAGATTGGTTATAAGATAATGGTAATAGGTTAAATAATTTAGTTTCAGAACAAGACTCTAAAGTTTTATTTAAGATACCTCCTAACATAACAAAATCAGCTCCTAATGCTAACGCTTTTATAATATCATCATAATTTCTAAAACCGCCATCAGCAACTATTTTGGATTCATAACCATTTTCTTTTTTTATTTTATAACATTCAGATATTAGAGAACCCATTGGGTAATGAATACCGGTATTTGCGGATGTTAAACAAGCTCCACCACCACCTATTCCAACACGAATATACTCAACACCTATATCACATAATAATTTAAAGGTTTCAGGATTGGCAACATTACCAACCATTAAATTATGGTTTTCTAATTTCTTATTTTTAATGAATTCACTACATAGATGATGTAATTTATTCATATGTCCATTAGCTATATCAACAAGAATGTAAGTTGGTTCATCATAGACAAACTCATCACTATACCAATTAATCATATTTTCAAATTCATCTAATGAAATTGAATGGAATATGTTTGGTGAGTGGTGATTAACTCCTCTTGGAAGACAAACACATAACTTATTTTTGATAAATTCATCACAATTTTTTGAATCAATCACGGTATCCATAGGTGATACCATAATAGGTAATAATCCG